CATCCCCGACAGCTGCCACGCGGCGCTCCTCGAATGGGTGCTGAGCGAGGATCCCATCGCCGCATGGATCGATGCCTGCGTGCAGGTCCGACCCATCGTGAACGGCGGTCCCCTGCTCGCCACCCGCGACGCGCACCTCCGCTTCCAGTCCTGGGCGCTGGGCGAAGGCTACAAGCCCGAGAAGCTGCCCGCCATCAACGGCTTCGTCCAGCGCGTGCAGGCCCGCGTGGCCGGGATCCAGCATAAGCGGACGAAGGAGGGGCGGTTCTTCATCGGCCTCGCGGTGACGCAATGGTGACGCACCAAACCGGCGATTTGGCCCCTAACCCATTGGGAGTGTTGAGATGACGCACTTCGGCTCAGATATTTCCATAGGGGTGGAAACCTTCTCCCCCATCTCCTCCCGTTCCCCCCTATCTGAAAGGTCGACGGGGCAAGTGCGTCATCTCAACACTCTCAAGGACTTGCGCCCGATATTCCGTCACCCTCGCGTCACCGGTGCGTCACCCGAGGCGCCGAGGCCGAGCGCCCGAGGCGGCGTCGAGCCGGAAGGATCGGGAAAGCGGCGGTTCCTCCCGGGCCGATCCGTATGTGGGGACGCGCAGCGCATGACCCCGCCAGCGTCAGGGGGCGAAAATGACTAAACTCGACAGCCATGAGACCAAGACCGCCTTCGCCGCCCGCGTCGGCCTGACCAAGGGCCGCATCTCGCAGCTGGTGGCGGAGGGGCTGCCGGTGCGAGCGGACGGGCGGATCGATGTGGCGGTGGGGCTCGCGTGGATCGAGAATAACCTCGACCCCGCCAGGCGCAACAGGGGTGGCGCTGTCAGCCCGACCCGCGCCGCCACCACGCTGGCCGAGGCCAAGCGGCTGCATGAGATCGTGAAGGTCCAGCGCGCCAAGCTGGCGTTTGAGCGCGAACAGGGCCAGCTTGTCGAGACCGCCGCCGCCACCAGGACCGTGTTCGCACGCGCACGCGCCGAACGCGACGCGCATCTCGCGTGGGTCCAGCGCACGGCGCCCCTGCTGGCGGCCGAGCTCGGCGCCGATCCCCGCGCCACCTTCGCCGCCCTCGACCGGCTGATGCGCGAGCATCTCGAACACCTGGCCGACCTGCCGCTCGGGAGCTTTGGCGATGGTGCCTGACATCGACCTCGCCTGGCGGCGCGGCATCCGCCCCGAACCGCCGATCCAGGTCTCGGACTGGGCCGACCGCCATCGCATCCTGCCGCCGACCTCTGCCGAGCCGGGCCGCTGGCGCACCGACCGCACGCCCTATCTGCGCGCCGTGATGGACGCGCTCTCGACGGCGAGCCCCTACGAGCGCGTCGTGCTGATGAAGGGCGCGCAGACCGGCGGTTCCGAGGCCGGGCTGAACTGGCTGGGCTACATCATCCAGAACGCGCCCGGCATCGCCATGCTCGTGATGCCCTCGCTCGACATGGTGCGCCGGAACACCACCGTGCGCATCGACCCGCTGATCGAGGCGACGCCCGCGCTTCGCGAGCTCGTCGCCGCGCCCCGCTCCCGCGACGCCGGGAACAGCCTGTTCCGCAAGTCCTTCCCCGGCGGCCAGTTGGTGATGACCGGCGCGAACAGCGCCGTCGGCCTCCGCTCCACGCCCGTGCGCTACCTGTTCCTCGACGAGGTGGACGGCTATCCCGGCGACGCCGATGGCGAGGGCGATCCGGTCGATCTGGCGATCCAGCGCACGGCAACCTTCCGGGGCCGGCGCAAGATCTACATGGTCTCGACGCCCACGCTGAAGGGCCACTCGCGCATCGAGGCAGCCTTCGAGCACAGCGACCAGCGCTTCTACCACGTCCCGTGCCTGCATTGCGGCGACATGGCCCCGATCACCTGGGCGCGCATCCGCTGGCCCGAGGGGCGGCGCGACGAGGCGCATCTGGTCTGCGAGGCCTGCGGCGGCATCCACCACGAGCATGAGAAGCCCCGCCTGCTGGCCGCGGGGGAATGGCGCGCGACCGCCGAGGGCGACGGCCGCACTGCGGGCTTCCACCTCTCCGCGCTCTATTCCCCATGGGAGACGTGGGCCGAGATCGCCGCGGAGCACGGCCGCGTCCGCAAGGACCCGCCCCGCCTGCAGGTCTGGGTGAACACCAAGCTGGGCGAGTCCTGGGAGGACCAGGCGGGCGACACCGTCCCGGCCGACCCGCTCATGGCGCGCCGCGAGGACTGGGGCGACGCGCTGCCCGCCTCCGTCGCCGTGCTGACCGCGGGCGTGGACGTGCAGGGCGACCGGATCGAGGTGCAGATCCTCGGCTGGGGCCGCGACGAGGAGGCGTGGGTCGTCGACTACCGCGTGCTCTGGGGCGACCCGTCCGGGCCGCGGCTCTGGGCCGATCTCGACATGGTGCTGCAGGCGACCTTCCCGCATCCCGCAGGGCACGACCTGCCGGTACGCGCCGCCGCCATCGACACCGGCGGCCACCACACCAAGATGGCCTACGAATTCTGCCGCACCCGCCTCGCCCGCCGCATCTGGGCGATCAAGGGCCGCGGCGGGCCAGGTATCCCCGTCTGGCCGCGCCGACCGACGCGGACCAACAAGGGCAAGATCCCGCTGTTCATCGTCGGCGTGGACGCGGTGAAGGACGCGGTCTACGCCCGCCTGCGGCTGACCGAGCCCGGCCCCGGCGCGATCCACTTCCCGCGCCGCCTCGACGCGGACTATTTCCGCCAGCTGACCGCCGAGCGCGTCGTCACCCGCTTCGAGCGCGGTCGTCCCATCCGCTCCTGGCAGCCGAAGCGCGACGGCGAACGCAACGAGGCGCTGGACACCTTCGTCTACGCCCACGCCGCCCTGCACGGACTCATCAGCATGGGGCTTAGGCTGAACGAGGAGGTGGAGGGGGTGGCGGCTGCGCCGACGCTGCAAAGCGCCGAAGGTGCTGCGGTGATCCGATCTTCTTGGATGGGAACATAGCTTGCGCCGACTGCTCATCGCGAGCTGGATGGGAAAAATGGGCTAGCCATAATCCTACCTATTGACGTAGCCATATTTTGGCTCATATATGGCGTCATGAAGTGGCTAGGGACTTAGATATGCGCACAGAACACATGGAACATCGGATGTGCCAGCGTCGCATCTCCGAGGAAGAGATCAGCATGATCCTTGAGCTCGGAGAGTGGAACGCTCGTGCGGACCGCCTTGTCTTGTCCGGAGACGCATGCGCCCGGGAGGAACGTGCCTTGCGGAAAGAAATCGCGGAGCTTGAACGCAAAGCCGAGAAGCAGCGTGAACAGAGGGGGAATGAGGCATGATCAGCGAAGAAATCGATCGCAAGCGGATGAGGCTGAAAGTCCTCGAACGTTTGCGCCGGACTGGTGGAGCGACCCTGGCTATCGGCGATGATGGAGCAACCCAGATCACAGTTTTCCGCAATACCAAGAGGTTCCGTCACAATGCCAAGAGGTACTGCCGTGGCTGAAGAGCATACTCGATCCTTCACGACGAAGCGCGGTGAATTCACCGTCCGCGTTATTCAGGACAAGCTTCCTGAGAATACAGAAGAGGACGTCAGGCACACAAAGCATGACCGAAAGTTCAACATCCGCGTAAAGCAGGATGATGTGTGCCTTCTCGACGCACTGGCCAAGCTCCACGGAGTGACGAGGTCCGCGCTGATCAATGAAATCCTTCATGACATCGTGCGCGATGAACTTATGAGCATCGAAGAGGATGATGCGCGGGTTCTGTTGGCTCATGTGGCAGACTTGTCCGCGTCGTACGACGAACTGTCTCAGCCGTGGGTCTATGACGCACTGGGGCCCGACTTTCGACACATGCTTCACAGCATGTTGGAGTACAGCAATGCTCATGGTCAACCACCCGATGTGAGTATGCCTTCGGGTTATCAGTATACGGAAGAAGACTACCGCAGTCCCACCTACCTCGGCCTGCGAGACAAGTTGAAAGGTCTGGCGCAATGACTAATGGCATACTGTCCAAACTGATTCATGAGATCGGAGAGGCGCACGCTGACGCCCGCGCCGAGAGTTACG